GGCTCGAAAAGGTTTATCGGATCGAGCGCCCCGACGTGTTCATGTTCCTGATGGAGCCGTGGAACATCATCGAGTACGTGCGCAATCTTCGTGCGGGCCTCGGTTCGCGTCCAAAGATCGTGGCCTATTCTGTCGTCGACGGCGAGAACATGAAAGGCGATCATGCCGACTGGTTGAGCCAATGCGATGTGACGATCTTTCCAACGGCGTTTGCGTGCGAACAGGCCAAGAAAGCGGGCTACCACGGTTACGCGTTCGAAATCCCGCACGGTGTCAACCCGATGCTCTACCGGCCGTGCGACAAGCAATGGGCGCGAAAGCAAATCGGCCTCGGCAATCTCTGCGATCCGGATGCGTTCATTGTCGGCAATGTAAACATGAATCAGCCGCGCAAGCGCATTGACATTTCCGTCGAAGCCTTCGCGTTGTTCTTGGAAAAAGCTGGGCGACCGAAAGAACCTCTGCTCTATCTGCACATGCGTCGAAACGAAGCGGAAGGGTGGGACATCGGCAACCTGGCAAAGATGTTCGATGTTCGGGGGCGCATCACCGTTACCGCCGATGAATTGCAGATCTCGGAATCCAATATGAGGTACATCTACAATTCAATGGACATGCAGATCTCGACCACCAGCGGCGAAGGATGGGGGCTTGGAACCCTTGAATCGATGGCCTGCGGCGTTCCGAATATCGTTCCTGATTTTGCAGCCCTCGGCGAGTGGGCAAAACCAGCGTGCATTACGGTTCCGGCCACAGAACGGGTGATCATGAGCAAGCAGCAGAACGTCGTGCGGTACGTCCCGAAGGCTGAGGATATGGCCGAGGCGATGCTGGAACTCTATAACAATTCCGACCTACGCACGCAGCTGTCGAAGATGGGTCGCCGTCACGCGTTGCAGGATTGCTATCGATGGTCCGTAATTTCGGCGGGCTTCGATGAGGCGCTACGAAAGGCAATCGAGAGCAAAGGCATGTCGGGCACGCTTCGCCACGAGCCGGTTCCAGTCGGGCCCAGCGGGGCACCGTTGGCGCAGGAGCAGAGATGACACACACCTATGCTTTACTTGAAGTCAGCGTGCCTGTTTATGAAGAGATCAAAGAAAAGCTGCTGGCCGCTGGATATCAACACGCATTCAACGATAAAGGCGAGATCGATATGCATGGGATAGCGTTGGTCAAAGAAAATGCCCGTTAACGTCTCCATCACCTCCAACGTTGCCGCCGTTTCGCGCAAGGTCCAGGCGCTGGCGGCCCAGCAGCAGCGCGACATGATTACCGCGCTGAACACGGATCTGCTCGACGTGCTGCGCGACAGCAAAACGAAACCGCCACGCGTGCCGGTGGATACTGGAGCGTTGCAATCGAGCGGATTCACGGAACCGGCAAAGCAGGAAGGCCAGAAGGTTGTGGCCGCGATAGGATACGGCGGCGTGGGCAACGTCGACGACTACGCCTCGATCGTGCACGACAATCTCAGCGGCAGAATCAAGAACTACAAACGCCCGGGCAGCGGCGCGAAGTTTCTGGAGATTCCGTTGATGTCGCGACAGAAAGAACGCACGGAAAGCTTGGAGCAGGCGCTGGGTATGGCGTGGGAGAGATTGTGAAGATTTCGTTCACTAATATGACCACTGAGCAGCAAATCGATCTCGAATGTCATGTGATGCAATTTGATACCGTAGTTGAATTGAGTTTCAGCAGGAACACGCTTGAGTCCGCGCCGGTAAACGTATTTCGGGCTCTACGTAATTGGTTTGGAGAAGGGGTCCCCATTAGAGTGAAGACTTATCTGGGGCATCGAGATGCAATCTGGCAAAAGATGACTGAAGGACATGACTGGACCAGCTATTTTCTGCGATTGGAGTCTTGATGTCGGCCGCATTCGATGTAGCAACCAAACTTGTAGCCCTCGGCTACGGCACGCTCGGTTCGAACCTCGGCGTTAACGCGTTCATTGACAGCGGCGACAATGAAATCGCGGTGTTTGAATATCCTGGCACGCCGGACCTCACCACGCACAGCGGCGTGGCGTTCGAATATCCCAACGTCCAGGTCCAGGTGCGGCACACGATTGCCCAGACCGCGTTTCAGAAGTGCTACGACATTTACGCTGCGCTGCGCGATCTCAAAGACCAAACCATCAACGCGCATATCTACCAATATTTCGAACCGAAGATGCTCCCGACAAAACTGGACATCGATGAGCAACTGAGAACCACGTGGATGTGCGAGTTGAAATTACACAGGACGCCGGAAGCATGATGAACAGAATGTCGTTATCGATCGAACTCTCAGATAAAGCAGAAAGATATCTCAGCGCATTGGTGGAAACCGGCCTGTACGGCAAAACTATTAACGAGGCCGCCCAGCGGCTCCTTGAAGAGCAGTTATGGAAACTAATCCATGATGGCTCCATAAAAACCGGGATGGAGATGCAGGAATCGTCGGATCCTAAGTGTCCGAACTGCGGCTCACCTCGCATCCATGCGCCCGATGTGATGTCCAGTTATGACTTCATCTGCGAGGATTGCGAGCGCGGCTTCAATCTGCCAGTTATTGGTGTGACGGATGCGACATGATCAACGGCATCCAACCACAGCCGACACAGCCCTTGACACCTCACGAAAAACTCATACAGGAATTCCGCTCCGCCGTTGTAGGATATGACCGTTGGCTGGCCGATAATCGCGGTCAGATCAGTCCTTTTGAAGCGGAATTTCACGAAATGACCATCCGCTTTGTGAAAGGCTTGGTCAAGTTGGCTCGCGTTCGACTCGCCCATTACAGACAAACGCACGGCGCGTTAGCCCAAAAGTAAATTCTTTCTTTCCGGGCAAGACCTCCCGTAGCTCCACGGGAGGTTTCCATTGGCACGATTTGGTTGCTTCAAGAACGGATTCATCGAGATTAACGGCGTTAATCTCTCCGATCACTGCACGGAATTTTCGATTGAAGATACCGCCGAAGAATTGCCCGACCATGCCCACGGCGACGATGTCGCTCAGATCACACCGGGCTTGTTCAACTGGCGCGTGACCGGCAAGTTCCTTCAGGACTTTGCGGCTGGCAGCGTCGATGCCACGTTGTATCCGCTGAAAAATAACAGAACGAAATTTGCCATCCGCATGCGTCCGGATGCGGGGGTCGTCAGCCCGACCAATCCGATGTATTCGGGAATGGCATATCTCACGCGGTATGCACCGCTGCAAGGACCGCACGGCCAGAACCTGATGAGTGATTTCACCATCGGTCCAGCCAGTGCGTTAGCACGCTTGACCACTTAAACCGAACTAGCGTGAGGCGGGAGCGCGGGTGTTGAAAAAGCATCCGCCCTTCCGCCGCACGAAGGAGACCGACTTTGACTGATTCTCTTCTCGACGCTCAGTCCACCGAAGCCCCCGCCTCGTCAACGCTCACTTGGGAACTGGCAGCACCTTCGATGGCCTATCCCGTTACCGTTCAGAGCGGCCGAAAATTCTTTGAGATTTATGTGCATCTCAAGCCCTATCCCGCAGACGTTCTGATTTCGATCTTGAACAGTGTTCCAGGCGGCGTTCGCCGCGAGACGCAGACGGTCAAAACATCCGCAGCCGATTTCTCTAAATTCGCGCGCCTGACCGACGAGTGTTTTGTCCGCATGGAAAACACGTCGATGGATGACAATCCCGCCGCGCAAAAAGCCTGGCTCGATCAAAACCCACAATTGAAGGTCCGCATTGCACGCGATTCCTTTGGTGGTGTGGACGAAATCGACAGCGAGTTTTCGGCGGGCGTTCCGGCAAGCGAACACGAGCGGCTGGAGCTCTTACCAGAAGCGCTGAATTGCTCCGAAACCCAGACGCCGGCTGTGCAGGAAATGTGGGATCCGAATCGAAAGATCAAAACAAAAATCCGGATGCTGCACACGCTGCGCGCGGAAACCGAACAGGACTGGCGCAAGTGGTCCCGCACCGGAAACGAAACGTTCAACAAAGCCACAAAGGAATCCCGGTCGAGCGTCAATTGGTGGGCCCGTGCGGAACTGTACGACTCCATGGTGCAGCGCATTGACGGCATGACCATCAACGGAGCGCCCTGCACGGCTGCCAACAAAGCGGCGTGGCTCCCGCTGGTTCCGGTCTGGCACAAATTCATGGTCATTGCGTCCGTGTTCGACGAATTGCGCGTAAAAAACGGCTAGTCGCCGAGTGCTTGAAACAGGCGCTGGGCGACGTGGAAAAGCTGCTGATCAAGTGCGAGCGTGAAGAAAGTTTCACGGCCATGTTTGAGGCTCTGGGAGATCGGCAGGAGCAGGATGAAATCCGAAAGCGAGATGAAGACAAACACCATTGCTCCATCCTCAAGGAATCGCCTTATGGCTGCTCTGCGCTCCCGCGTGATGTTAGCGGGCACCTCGGGGAATTCAAAGCAGGCACGCCCTGTCCGAACAACCCATACATCCGTTTCGCTGAAAAGATTGCTCAACAGGAAGCGCGCAACAGCCTGGTGGATCGCGCAATGGATGTGTACCGGGCCTCTCGCGCGGGCGTGATGGATCACACCGCGTCATCGGTGGAGGTGACCATGGCCTTCACGTTGGCCGATTGGTTTGAGTTGAAGAAACAGGAATTGATGTGGCAAGGGAAACTCTCAAATTCACTGTAGAAGTTGACGCCGCAACCGGAACAGCCACGCTGAAGCGGTTCGATGAGCAGCTTCAGGCCACCGGCAGAAGCGGCACGACGGCCGCTGCTCGCACTTCAGAATCATTCCAGCAACTTGATCGCCGGCTGACGGCATTCTCGTCGACCACAAGCGCTCTGGGCCGGACGATGTCTGTCGCCTTCACTATCCCGATTGCTGCGGTTGGCGCGCTCGGCATTTCGTTTCTCGCCATGCAAGAGCAGGCCAAGATTGCCTTTACAACGATGCTGGGCGGCGCACAGCAAGCCGGCGCGATGCTGAACCAGTTGAAAGATTTTGCCGCGCGGACACCCTTCCAGTTTCCCGATCTCGTTGTTGCTACCCAGCGGATGATGGCCTACGGTTTCGCGGCCAAAGACATCATGCCGACACTAACAGCCGTAGGAGACGCCAGCGCCGCCCTGGGAGGCTCCGCAGAGACCATCAACCGGATCACCACAGCACTCGGCCAGATGAAAGCCAAGGGCACCGTGCAGGCCGAAGAAATGCGGCAGCTGGCAGAGGCTGGGATTCCCGCGTGGGACATGCTGGCCAAGAAAATCGGGGTCAGCATCCCTGAAGCGATGAAGCAGGTGGAGAACCGCTCCGTCTCGGCAG